TTGACAAATAAATAAAAAAATGGGACTCTGATTAAAAAAGAGGTGATTATTATTTCTAGGGTAGCACTAAAAAAATCCAAAGATATTTTAATCTTAACCTTAAGACAATTTATTAGCAATGAAGAGAATTATAGAGATTTTATAAATGATGAATCTGATAAATCTCAAACAGAACTAATAGAAGAATTTAAATCCATGAATATTTACGATTCTACACCCGAAGCATTATTATCATATCCATATGTTATTATTAGTGGTGGGAGTGGACAAATGTCTTCAGCTGGATTAGGTGGAGATTTTGCAACTGAATTATATGATTCAGTAAACGGAGAGCTAATAGGATATCGGCATGGTGGATATTATGATGGTTTAAGTTTAAACGTTGAAGTGGGTGCCTTAAAAAAAGCTGAACAAGAAATATTAAACGATTTAATTTCTACAGCTTTAAGATTAAATCTTAGAAGAAAACTTGAATCACAAGGAGTGTTGGTTAAATCCATTCAAAATAATGGAGAAACATCAATACAATATGATTCTCGTTTATTATATACTTCGACCTTGCAACTTTCTATTTTTACAGAATGGTACGAAGATATTATGTTATTACCAGGAGAAGAAATAAAGATTAATAAAAAATAAAAAATTTTTAGGAGGTTTTCATATGCCTTATAGAGCACCAAATACTTATGTAAGATTTATTAAAACGGCTTCGCCTGTAAATTCAGTGGGTTCACAAAGAATTATGGCATTAATAGGTACCGGATTAAATTATTATGAGATTTATAATGAATCTATACTTAAAAGCTATAATAAACCTTATGATGTATTAAAAAATCCAAACGTATTTGAAATAATGTCAGTCTCGTCAAAACCTGTAATTATCGGTAAAAATACACCTAATAATTACATTTATCGACAAGGAATAGATTTTGTTTTACAAAATGGACAAGATATTATTTGGAATATGCTTGCAGGACAAGATCCAACAGTGACTATGACTGCAACAGCAACAGCTGGTTCATTATCTTTTAAAGATGAAATTACCTGTATAGTAGATGGAGCAAACCCATATTTAGTACAAGATGGTGAATTTTTAATTGAAATATCATACATCGATGAAATTGCCGGTATTGGTAGTGGTTCTTATAGAGTAATTAATAACTTAACTCAAGAAATTATCGGTGAATATAATGTTTCTGCAGACCCAATTACAAATGTAATCCCAGGATGTTTATTAACTGTTGTTAATACATTTGATTCTGGTGTAACTGAAATTGGTGATTATGTTCTAGTTAAAACAAAAGCCGGAAAAACAGAAACAGAAGCTACTGTTGAATTTAACTCTACAGTATCAGATCCTTTAACTTTGACTTTTAGTCAAGATTTACAAGATGCTATTCAATCTTTAATGATAGTTAGTGATGCTAATGTAGTAACTGATGATTTTGAAGTTACAGTTGTTACCCCATCATCTGGCGAATTTAAAATAGTAAGAGTGTCAGATAATACAAAATTATATCAAGGTTTAGCAAATGCTAATTTTGAATATTTAGAAATAATCCCAGGAATAACCTTCTTATTACCAGCTCTACCAGCAACAGCTTTGGCTGGTGATACTGTTAGAATTTCAACTGTGGCTAGAATGTTAGGTTCAGTTCCAGGTGAAGGTGATGTATATTATGTATCATATAAATATAAAAAAGCTGATGTAGATTATGATGCAAAATTATTCTTTAATTATGATGAAGTTATTGATGAATATGGTAATTATGATATTTCATATTCAAGCAATGTTATTAATTCATTAACATTAGGTGCTGAAATTGCTTTTCAAAATGGAGTAAGCCCAGTTATTTGCGTACAAGCAAAAAATGAAAGTGATTATGAAATGAAAAAAGCAATTGATAAATTACAAAGAACTTTACCTGGAGTTAACAATGTTAGCACAGTTATAGCTCTTACTAGTTATCCAGCTACTCAAGCTTATATAGCTGAACATGTTAATTTAATGAGTTCATATGAAATGCAAAAAGAAAGAATTACGTATATTGCAGCTAGTCCTGAACAATTAATTACAAAAACACCAACAGCTCTTGATAAGACTATTGGTATGGTTGAGACAGCTAAATCATTTAATGATGAAAGAGTTGTATATATAGTTCCTGGTCAAATAACTCGTAGTGTTAAAGATTTAAGAACTGGTTCAATTACAGAAAGAAAATTACCTAGTATTTATGCAGCAATTGCTGTAGCTTGTCTAGGATTAAAAAATGATCCAGCAGAACCTCTAACAAATAAAACAATTTCAGGATTTAACAGTTTAACAAACTCTTTCATGGAAAGTGAAAAGAATTTCTTAGCTGGAGCCGGTTGTTTAGTATTAGAACAAAACGGAAGTAATATCAGAGTTAGACATGGTATTACTACATCAGTTAGTGAAATTAATTCTTCAGAAGTAACATTAGTTCAAATTAAAGATTATATAGCTGCCGCTTGTAGAACAGCTACTGGTGATACTTATAAAGGAAGAAAAAATACACCGTCAATTATATCTGATATTACTTACACTATTTCAAACGTATTAAATCAAGCAATATCAAATAATATTATTCTTGGATTTAATGGGTTATCAGTTAAACGTAATACTGAAAATCCTACTCAAGTGGACGTAAGATTTGAAATATCCGCAGTGTATCCATTAAATTACATTGAAATTAATTTTAGTTTTGCAGCAGTAAGTTAATAAATGGGGAAATTATTTTCCCCATCTTAATTTTTTTTAATTATTAAAAAAGAGGTGAAAATTAGATGGCAGCATTAGAAAATAGCCCTCATGCTTTTGATTCTAATACGAATAATAATTTAAATACACATAGAGCTTCTGGTATGCCTGAAGTATTAGGTCAGGGCGGTAATTTAGCAGTAACTAGTACGAATATTGAAGTATATTCTAATAATATGAAAGTTGGGTTTGTTCAAACATTTAATCCATCTGAAAATAGAACTATTTCTAAAATTAGAGAACTGGGTACAGAAGGAGTAGTTCAATCAGTTCCTTCAAATACTATGGGTGGACAATTAGCCGTTTCAAGATTTGCTTTATATAATTCTAATTTATATAATGCTCTGGGGTTAACTAAAACTGGACAATTTGTATCAAGAGACTCCCAAGAAACAGCTGGAAACTCTGCGAGTTCCTTACTTCCAACTTATAATACTTATGGAAATCCATTTAAAACATTAAAAGACCAAAGAGTTCCATTAGAATTTAAAGTTAAAACTAAGTCACCAAATTCTACAAGTTATTTTATTGAAACATATATAGATTGTTGGTTATCAACATATAGTAAAACAATAGCTTCTAATACTATTACTATTACTGAAAGTGCAACAATTCAGTATAGTGACGTTATAAGCTCATTTGCATAGGAGGTGGAATTGATGGCAATAGATTATTCAGGCACAAATACTAATTTAAATACTCAAAGAGCAAATAAAAATGACATTAGACAAGCTAATTATGACCTTAATCCAACTGACTCTCAAAGTAATAATTTATTACAAACTTCAACAAATATATTTATTTATGCAAATGATTCATTAGTCGGTATGATACAATCATTAACTGTCAATGAAACAAGAGGTGTTGATAAATTACAAGCAATTGGATATGAGGGAGTAGTTCAAGCTGTTCCTCAAAATACTAATGGTGGAACTCTAAATGTAACTCGTATGGCACTATATGAATCAAGCATGTGGAATGCATTAGCGATCACAAGCAGCGGTAAGGGTTACAACCCAATTGGTAGTAAAGTTCATAACTCTTCTACCGGTAAAGACGATATTACTTATGATGCTGATAGTTCAATGGCTATTAGTAGAAATTCAACACAGATATTTAAAACTCTTAGAGACCAAAGAACTCCCTTTGAAATAAAAATTAAAACCAGAAGATCGGGAGTAAGTGGGTCTATTAATGGTGGAGATTATTATATTGAAACATATATAGATTGTTGGTTACAAAGTTATGCAAAAACTTATAGCGTAGGACAAATAACAGTATCAGAGCAAGCAACTATATCTTATGCAGACGTATATTAAATTAATTTATAAAAAGAACTCTTATATAAGAGTTCTTTTTTTATTATATAAAATTATTATTTTTGAGTTCAAATTTTATATTAATAATTATATTATAAAAATTTATTTTGAAAGGAAGTTCTTTTATGAGAAAAGCGTTGAATGATTTAATTTTCTTAGGTGTAATTAAAGAAACAGTTGAAGTTGGAGGACATAAATGGGGTTTACAAACACTAACAACTGAAGAGCAACTTGAAGCAACAAATGCTACGGCTAATTATAGTGATTATATCGTAAAAGTATATTCATTAACTATTGAAATTCTAACTCGTGCTTTAAAAAGTGTGGATGATCAGCCTTTAGATGATAAAGCAGAGACCGCAGAATTTGTTAAGAGCTTACAACCAATAATAGTTAATAAATTATATGAAGAGTATCAAAAGATTCAAGAAAAACAAAATAAGAGCTTAGAGAGTATCGATGAAATAAAAAACTAATAGATGATCCTTTTGGGAGAATACGATATAAAGTAATGAGAGCTACTTCAGCTTTACCAACAGAGGACAGAGTAAAAAAAATGAATGATGTTCAATGGATTTGGTATTACTTGAATATTGTAAAGGACGAAGAAGAAGTCGATATTGAGGATAAAAATAAATTAGATTATTTAACATTTTTTATTAATCCTCAATTGGCCGAAGGGGTCATGAAAAATAAAGGAAAAGAAGTTAAAGGAAAATCAGAAGTAAATCATACAAACACTTTGCATAATACTTTTTTTGACAAAGAGCTTAAAGAAGCTTTAGCTGAATCTGGGATTAGCGAAGATACTTTTGTCGAATTACCTAGTAGTGATGCAGCCGGAGACCCAAATGAAAGTGAAGCCGATTTTATAGCAAGGGTAATGAATGAACAGTTTAATAGCGAAAACTTTAATCAACCTCAATCTTTTGAAAATACAGATGATGACGTTGACTATTTTGACTATCCAGAAGAATAGAAAGGTGGTGTAATTAATGGCAGATGATCCTAATGGGATTGGCAGTAATGAACAAAATTCTTCTAATATAAGTAATACTTCTAACATTAGTAGTTCAAACATTATAAATACAAATAATATTAATCAAAGTTTGAATAATGTTAATAATCAAATTAATACTGTCACTAATGACGCCACTCAGCAATTTAAAAAATTAGAAGAACAAGTTCAAAACTTAAATAAACAACTTAATAATATGAATTTTAACTCTTCACAATTTAATGAGTTTTTTAATACTTTGTCAAATAAAATTAAAGAACTTGAAAAAAGTGCTTCAGAAATAAAAATTGATTTAAATACAGACCCTAATAATATACAACAAATGTTGAATCCATTTATAGAACAAATTAAAGTTTTATTAGGGCAAGCATTGGATAATATTGATATATTTCATAATTTACCAGATTCAGCAAAAGATGCGGCGAATCAAGTTCATGCTGCATTTAACAATTTAGACCTTGGATTAGCTGAAAATGTTCAAAGCCAAGTGGATTCAGTTAGTAAAAATTTAGAAAATCTAGCAATCCAATTTAAAAATACACAAGCAGCAATGGGCGGATTAGTAACAGATATTAAAACTAATAGTTTTGGAGACTTTGATTCTAAATTATTAATTGGAGATCTTAAGACACTTGAAGATTCTTTTAAAACTACACAAAGTCATGTAATAGATTTTTATAAAGCCTTTAGTGATATTAATCCAGATATGGCAAAAAATATATTTCCTCAAATGTTTCAACAACTAAAATCAGAAATTCCAGCAACTATGAGCGAAATTAAAAAATTATTTGAAGATCCTAATTTTACAAATGATCCAAAAATGTTAGAACAATATAATGAATATTTTAATAAAATAAATAAGATTATATCTGAACAAGCACAAAATATAAATAATGGGTTTAAAGAAATTAGTCCAACGTTAGATCCAAAATCTATTTCTTATATGCAAGATGTTTATAAAGATTTTTTAAAAACTATGGAATCTTTTGGAATTTTAAATAAAGATGCATTAAGCAGATTAACACCTAATAGTGAAGAATTTAAAGATTTAGAAAATAAAACTAATCAATTTAAAGCGCTCACTGATAGTGTTAAAAATAATAAAGAAGCATTATATGAAATTAATAATGTAGAAAAAGAAGTAAATGACCAATTAAATAAAATGACTAATAATTATGAAAATTTAGGTAATAAAGCTAAAAGCACCTGGGATAATATGAAATCTGGAGTTTCAGATTTCTTAGCACCATTAAGTGCTGTAGAAAAAGGATTAGGAATGTTAGGATTAGCTGGAATACCTATTACTGCAGGCGGTATAAAACAATTTGGAGCTGGAACAATAGATTATTACAATAAACAAGCTCAATGGACATCTGAAGCTGCAAGAGCAGAATTAGCAACTGGAAATGCATTCGATATAACTGGGGCTCAATCTAGAATTTTAAATACCGGAACAGATTATTATAATAGAACCCATGGTATGATAGGGTTTGAAGAATATAATAAAAGTTATATAAATTTAGCTCAAAATGTTGGTGGGCAATATGGAATTTCCGATCAACAATCTATATCAGATTTAAATAAAATAAATGACCAAACTTTTGCAATGACAAAAGTATATAATATAAATGAATCGACTACGGCTGAATTTGTTAAAACATTCTATAAAGAATTAAGATTAGGTGCTGGAGAAACAGCAGATGTAATGTCAAGATTAACGCAATCAGCTACATCTTCTAATGTTCCAGTTGATCAATATATTAAATCAGTAGCTTCATTAGCGATGCAATTTAGAGGTGTTGGGTTAAGCGGACAAGAAGCTGTAAATGCAATGGACAATATGATGTCTAGAGGCATGACATTTCAACAAGCTCAAGGTATGTCTTCAGCTATGGGTGGAGCAGTTGGTAAAATGGCTGATAATTATGGAATGTCAGCTTATACAGGAATTATGGCTGGACAAGCCAAAGACCCATTTGAAGCAATAGCACAAGGTATAGAAAGATATACTATTAAAGACGGTAAATTGACACAAACTGAGGGCTATGGGGCAAGGATGGCTGAAAGATTAGATTATCAATTAAATATGATGGGTAATTTATCTGGCGGAAATACAAGTGCACAAACTAAAATAATATATGATACCCTTAAAAGTCAAGGATTCAGTAGTGATCAAGCAAGTCAGGGATTAGCATATTGGAAATCTGGAGATAAAAATTTATTTTCTAATTTTTTAGAAAAAGAAAAACCAGGTGGAAAAAGTGCTGAAGAACTAACAAAAGAATCAGTAGACAAATTAAGTTCTGTTGCTGATTTATTGTCAGGACAACAAAAAGCTCAAGCTGAAAATCAATTAGCTCAATATAAAGCCGCTGGAATATTAAAAGACCCATTAGATAAATTATATGGTGGAATTCAAAACTTAATTAAAGCTCTTGGCGATACAACTACCAAGTTATTACAATCTTCCCTTCCAGCTTTAAATAATTTGACAGGCGGATTACAAAATTTAACTGGTGGAATAGGTGGAACAGAATTATTAGTTGGTGGCGCAGGATTACTTGGAGCTGCCGCTGGAACAAAATATTTAGCGAAAAAAGGAATGGAAGGGTTAAGCCAATTAGGCAAAAAAGTTCCTACAAGCGCTGCAGAAATTGGAGCAATCACCGAAGTGGGTACTGCTAGTGCCACGGCAGAAGCTGGTTTTTTATCTAAACTATTACCAAAATTAAAAACTGGAGGAAAAGTCGCAGCTGGAACTGCAGCAGCCGCTGGAGCCGGATATTTAGGATATGAACTTTATCAAAGTTTATTTGGTGAAAGTAAAAAATCAGAAGCTACTACAACATCAGATAAATTATATAATAAAGTTGATGATATATATAAATTATTAACTTTACATGCCAATAATGCAGTCCCCGGAGGATTTACTGGACCAGGAGGATTTGGAACTTCATCTAGTGCTTATCCAATTGGAACAACTCCTGGTATATACCCTCCTGGAACTATAACTGGGCCTAAAACTTATGAAGAATTAATACAGGCTCAACAATCAGCGTCTCCAACATCTTCAGGTTATAAATGGGGAGATTCTGCTATTGGTGGAGCACTCGGAGCTTTTACTGGGTATAAAGCAATAAGTGGCTTGGCGTCTGGTGGAATTAGTAAAGTTGGAGGAAAACTAGGTGGCCCTTTACTAGGAACAGCCCTTACGTTGGGTGCTAATTTATTTGACCCAATTACACATTCTTTTAAAGGAGATTCAGTAGAAGGAGATTATAAAAGAGGATTATTAAATTCAGGAGAAGGTATAGCTGAATCTGCTGCCATGTTAGGAGGTCCATTAGGTTGGGCTGGAATAGCAGGCTGGGAAGGCGGAAAAGCAATTTTTGATTATACTTCAAAAGACAAAACTACTGGAAAAGGCGGATTGCAGCAATTAGAAGAAACTGGCGGGTTTGGTGTAGGTCTAGCCAGATTATTAGAAGGTTCAGATGCTAAATTTAATACTACTACAGCTTTGCCAGAACAAATAAATGACATGAGACAAATGAAATCTCAATTTGGAGTTAGTGAAGAACAATATAAAAAATATGCAGATACTAAATTAGATAGTAGAGATGCATATCAAAAAGCTACAGCAGACCCAATGTACAATATATATTCAAAATTAGATAGAAATGTTAATCTTAATGAAACCGAACAACTTACAGGTTCACTAAATAAATTATTAAGTGATGAAAGTGTTTTGAGAGAAACTACTTCAAATAAAAAAGATTTTTGGGGAAGATATGATTTATTAAAAAATAATAAACAAGAATTCAAAAATCAAGCTGTGCTTGATGAAGTAGAAAAAAGTAACCCCGGAAAAAGAGAAATGTATGAAAAATATTTAAAAGATCCATCAAAGTTAAGCACAAGTGAATTATATGAAGCTAGTAATATATCTACTAGACCATATGATACAATTTCTTCAGAAGCTGAAGGAAATATAATGAAGCAAAAACAAGATCTTCAGACGCAAACTCTCAAAGATGCCAAAGACGAAATTACTAATGGTAATTTAAAAACTGTTGAAAATTTAATTAAAAATAATAATATATCTAATGAAAGTAAAGTTTTATTAGGTGGAATTTTTGATAAGATTGGTAATTTACAGGCTTCTGGAGCTATTTCAGATGATAGAGATAAAAAACAATTATTAGAAGAATCATATTTGAAAAAAGTTGCTCCATCTGGTGATGTTAAAAAAATGATAGATTTAGCAAATCAAATTAAGGGCGGTAGCCCAGATACCGCTACGGTAAATCAATTTAACGAATTGTATGAAAAATCTGGCAATAAAGAAGCTTATTCAGAATATATAAAGAATATGAATAAAACAGTAGCGTCTTCGTTATCATCGTCTAGAGCTATGTCTTATGATCAATTAGATGCAGCATTAAAAAGTTCTTCGGATATAGAAAAAGCTGCTCAACAGCCCGTAGAACCGACACAAGGTACGCAAACTAAGGCTTCTAATGTAGATAGCAGCTCAGAAATGTTAAAGCGTACACTAGGCAGCGCAAGTAATCCCTTTTCTAAGGGAACTTTATTATCTGGAATTTCACCAATGTTATCTTCGTCTTATATGAATAATGATCCAAATAGTAGAATTAATTATTTAGGTGTTATGAAAGAAATATTAAATCAAGGAGGAGATGAAGTAGTAGCTCCCTTTGGTAATATAGAACAGCAAACCAGAACTAATAGAGCAATAATGGATTCCACTATTTTTAAACAAGATAGATTTGGAACAGATTTACCATCAAGATTAGAATCAACTTATAAAACAGCTTTTAGTGGTAAAGATAATATATATTCTCCTCCATCTGATGCTGCTGGCGGTGGAGCTTATTCGGGGTTAAAACAAGCAAATATTCAAATAAACGCATCAAGGGATTTAGGGAAAAAAGAAACAGAAGAGCTTGTTAATGCAATTAAATCTGTTTTAAAAGGATATGATGTTAAAATTAATCAACACGATGAATCTTTATCTGTTCTTGAAAAAAATGCAGTATATAGTAAAAAATATTAAAGGGTGTGGCATAAATGAACATTGTTAATATATTGGCAAATCTTACAAGTAAAGATCAAGCAACTAATTTTTTGCAAGAGCAACAAGCTTTTTTAAATCAAGTTATTACTGCAAAAGATATCGAAGATGCCCGTTATTACAATCCGGCCACTCCTTTTGCTGAAGCACAAAAAATGTCAGATAATTATAAATTAATGAAAAGAAGAATACCAATGACGATAGAATATTATAAAAGAAAACCCAATGGTATTAATGATACAGACGCAATTGAGTCCATTGAAATGTATATTAATCCAGATAAATTAAATATTTCAAATCAAAAATTAAAAAGCAAAACTTATACTCGCGGAGGTATTTTTTACCATCAATGGGGTGATGACCACCCTGCAATGTCAATATCTGGTACCGTGGGCTTCTCAGGAATGCGTGGGATTGAACAATTAGAAAAAATATATTATAACTCTGGATCTCTTCTATACCATCAAGACGTAGGCGTAGAAAAAGTTGGTGGGGGAGACATTGCTAAATATCAAGTAGTTACCAATAATATTAATGATATAGCCCAAGCTGTAGTAAGTGGAACTACCACTAATACTCAAGTAAATCAAGCTATAAATAATGCAAAAAAAATTGAACCCCTTAATTCAAATAAAATTATGTTAGATATTAATGCATATATTTCTAATAACATTAGCACTTTAAAAGACAATGCAAGCTTAAAATCTATTATGATAGATGAAGTGAATCAACTAAACTTTTTTTATAATCAAAAATTACTTTCAAACATTACTCCAAATTATCATGATTTATATGTGCATACTGCAAATAGACTTAATACATCTAAAATTGAACCCATTAAAAGTTTAAATACACAATTAAAGGTTAGTTTAGCACAGCAATTAGTAAATTCTTTTTTAACACAAAAATCAGTAATAACAGCCGGAACTATTGGAACTTTAAATGAAAATATTAGTAAAAATGAAGCAACTAGCTTAGCTAACTATATAAAAACCGTTAATGATTTAAATACTCGTTCAAAAGTTGATAAAACTATTGCATTTACAGGATGGAATGATATTGCAGATGAAATTACAGATGAATGGAGACCAAGAGTAATATTTATTTATTTTGAAGACAGAGTGTATATCGGGCATTTTGCTTTCTTTAGTTATGCTCGCTCGGCAGATACTATGTTAATAAGATATGAAATGAAATTTGATATTATTCGTCAAATAATAATAACATCAACGGCTGATGATAAGACTCCTACCAGTGATAATAAAAGTAATATAACATCGCTTAATAAGCAAACAACATATGGAAGCATTAACCCCGTGATATTAAATTTAACTGATTATTGGCAGGGAGACATAAATGATTATGTTAAAACTCAGCCGCTTAATGTCTTAAAAATAAAAATATTAATTATTAAAGAAGCACTTAACATAAATAGCTCAATTAATAGTTTTATACAACAAAATCCTGGTTTTCCCAAAACAGGGTTGTTAAGTGAAAGCGATGTAGTATTACTTAATAATAATTTAAAAATACTTAGAACTAATGCATATTTTATTAAAAGTGATGGAACCAGAGTATCTATACCTGATAATGATCCACTATATGGAACTAATTTATTAAATTATGAACAAGTTTTGAGTTTTTTTGCACTTGCTAAATATAGTACAATGCAATCTGATTTAGGTTCTGGTTCTTCTTCTAGTGGAACACCTAATTTAACTACCTTATATTATGGTCTTTCAGAAGGATATGGTCCAGCAATACAAAAACAAGTAATTAATTTAGTTAAAAAAGAATTACAAAGATCAAAAAATGTATATAACTATCTTGGTAGTATAAATAAATTAACTCTTGAAAAAGTTAACCAAATTTATACATGGGTTAAACAAGTTAGAGCAGCCTCTGGAGTAAATGATGATCTTTGGGAAAATAATATTCTTAATTTTTCTTATCCAGAAGTTTTATTAGGGACTCCAACTGGTAAAATAATAGAATATACAACTAACTCTGTTACATTTCAACTCGATCCAGTTCCAAACGCTCAACATTATATCGTTGAAATATGGAAATCAGGAGCAAGTTCATATACAAAACATGAAGAAAACAATATTGCTAAAACATTTTTATTTAATAATCTTAATCCAGATACAAATTATGAAGTTAGATTTTATGCTACTGGAAGTGGAGATTATAAAAAATCTTTAACAACAATTTTAAGATGTAAAACTTTGGCCTCTCCAAAACCTGGAATACCAAGTAATATATCAGTAAGAGCTGTTGGAAATAAAAATGTAAATATTACATTTATAAAAGGAATAAATTCAAATGCTACGGACATTGATATTTCATGGGATAATAAAAATTGGGGAGCAATAGAATATACTAATCAAGCAAATATAAATTATACTATACCGTTTGACAATACTGGAAAAGTTTATTTTAGATTAAGAAGTATACAAGATAAATTAAACCCAGAATCAGCGAAATCAAGTTGGTCTGAAACTTTTTTGGCCAATGTATATTAATTTTAAAAAAAGTTATTAAACCGCTATAGTAATTATATTTATTTATAAAATGTAATCGAGAGAAGGTAAAAAATAATGTCAAAAGTGGAAATATCAAAACAATTGTTAACTGATTTTCCTAAATATAATAATACTCAAAAAATAGATGGCATACAACAACACCCTAATGAAATGAAAACAATAAATTTCAAACAAGATTATGTTGTTATAATTAGAAAAAAATTATATTATGCCATTTCTCAAAATGATGAAGAACAATACATTAGAGTGTATCAAGTTAATAATTTCACTAATTTAAGTACATCACATAATGTTTATGGCAGGCCCGGAACCTGTTCAGTTACTATTAAAGGAGCTGAACGAGTTATTTGTGCTGAAAGAGAACAACAAGATTTAAAAGGGTGGCAGAGCTGGCAACAACTATTAAGTGGATGGATTAATTTAAATGAAGGAGATGCCAATAGTCCATGGACAAAAGGTAAAGCGGATTGGGCTTTAAAAGATGCAGATGGATTAGATTTAAAGAATTTATTAAAGGCTCGTGAAGCAAAATATGGATGGAAGTTTGCTGAAAAATGTGACTTTGAACCAATGGATGAAATTTATATTTTTGGTAAAACCAGAAATAAATTATATAAAGACAAAAATGGGATGTATCCGTTTAAGCCAATATTTTTTGGTTATATTGATAAAATTATGAAAACATATACAGCTGGAACACAAGGCTTACTAATGACTATTAGTGCAAGTGACCAATTAAAAATATTACAATATTCAAGAATTTCTAATTCACCAACTAAAATGCCCGGAGTATTAGCGAATGGTGGTTATGATATTCAATATAATTTAGATAAAGATTCTCTAGGATACTTTAAACTTAATGATAATTTTTATGAAGATACTACAAATAATAATACTCCATATTTATATACTAATGTTTTTGCTGGTAAATATCCCTATGAAATTATTACACAATTAGCATTAGATGCAGGAGTGTCTAAAAAATTCTTAGATACTAGAATAGAAAAAATTAAAAAAGTTCCTTTTGTTATGCAAATAACTGATAAAAATATTGAATTATTTCAAGCTAATGCTATTAGTAGATTAGATTTTTGTATTCAAGCCGCAAGTAAATTATTTGTAGAATTTTTTTGCGATGAAGAAGGTAATTTAGTATTAAAAATTCCAAGCTATTCTCTTGGAGCAAATAGATTGCCAGCAAATAATATGGGACATACTTATGACCAAAGTTTATATGATTCACTAGATAACCCATTACAAAATAATGATTTAGCTCAAATTATTAATAACAACACCAGTACTGGAGTTTTTAGTGGATTAAATACTAATTTAGGAACAAGTTCTATAGAGAACCCCAATATTATATGGAAAGGACCAGCACATTCTTCTAATTATAGTCAAGGTCGTAA